CTCTTCCGATCTAAAAGATTTTAAAGGTCTTTTCGCATTATTTTTTTTACTTTTGGAGGTGTTAAAACTATGGCAAGAAAAAAATACAAGCTTCTTTCCTACAATGATAGAAAGCGGCTTGAAGTGATGTACTTAAACAACGAACGCCCTTCGGACATCGCCGCAAAATTGGGCGTTCATACTGCAACGGTTTACAAGGAATTACAGCGCGGCAATACGGGCAACTTTGACAAAAATTTGCGTTCGGAATATTCCGCCGAAGTTGCACAGCGAACAATTACGGAAAGTTTAAAAAACCGCGGGCGCACTCTTGAAGAAGCAGAGCCACAGCCGCAACAGAGTATTTAAGGAGGTTTTAACTTGACTAAAAACATACTTGAACGAATGGACGAAATCGGAGCGGACGAAAAAATCGCTTCATTTATTGTAAAACAAAAGCAAGACTATGAATTCAAAGTGAGGTATGCGGAAATTCGTGCAAAAGAATTCGTATCGGAGTGCGATAAGCGCGAATTAAATTATCACGTTTCCGTCGGCGGACTTGATAGCATAACACTATTTCTATTTTTGAAATCTTTACACATAGACGCGCCGGGCATAAGCTGTTCACATTTAGAAGATAAAAGCATACAGAAAATTCATAAAGAACTTGGAATAATAAATGTACCACCGCTAAAAAGAAACGACGGTACAACTTGGAACAAAGCAAAAATAATTCAAGAATTCGGCTTCCCGGTATTATCAAAGGAAATTGCGGCAAAAATAGAACTTTTGCAAAATCCGACAGAAAAGAACAAAACGGTACGACACGCAATTATCACCGGTGAAACGGGAGAATATGGCGGATACAGAAAAAACACAAGAATGAAATTGGCGCAAAAATGGCTTGACAAATTCGGCGGATATGAAAACGAAAACGAGAATGTTAATTATTCAGTACCCGATTTTAAAGTATCTTCAAAGTGTTGTTATTATTTAAAAGAAAGACCGTGCGATGATTGGGCGAAACAACATAATTCTGTACCGTTTTTAGGGCTTATGGCTTCCGAAGGCGGCCGTCGCGCAAAAAGCCTTATGATTAACGGGTGTAATTATTTCGGAAAATCAACAATACGTTCCGCCCCGTTTGCTATATTTAGCCGTCAAGATATTTTACAACTTGCACTTGATTTAAAAGTCCCAATACCCGAAATTTACGGCGAAATTAAGCGAAAAGAAGACGGCACCTTATACACAACAAAAGCACAGCGGACAGGCTGTTCAATGTGCGGCTTTGGAATTCATCTTGAAAAACGCCCACACCGCTTCGACCAATTGAAAGAAAGCAATCCGAAAGAATGGCAATATTGGCTTTTTGAATGTTGCACAGATGAAAACGGAAATAAATTCGGTTGGGCGCGCGTGCTTGATTATATAGGTATCGAATATTAAGGGAGGTTTTGAAAATGTTATCAAACAAAAATCAGAAGTACATATTTGAAAGGTTGTTAAAAGGGCTTTCGGTTGCATATCAGCCGTTAGACGAAGACCGTTTTGTATTTACCGACGGCGTAAGGCTGTTTATATTCTCAAAAGAACAAATTAAATTCGACATCAGTAAATGCGCGCTTGGCGATAGGCTAAAAGAATTTTTGGACGGAGCGGCAAGCGGAAGAATGTATACACCTTCGGAGGAAATCAGAGTAAACGACAACAAGGGTAAAACATATAGACGGCTTACGCCGGAACGGGCCTTTGCTTCCTCTGTATGGGTTGAAGATAAATTCATTAAAGATTATAAAGGTTGTACCTTTATAGGTTGCGGCGGAAAACGCCCGCTTTGCGTTTTGGACGATTACGGCGACTTGTTGGCGGCGATTATGCCTTGCGATATAGACGGCAGCACCACAGAAGACACGGAGGAATAGCAATGGCAAGAATTAACAGAAAGATAACAATTTTTAATTCGGAATACCGCCCGTGCATTGTTAAAGGCAGAAAAGCACTTTTTCACTGTTGGGAAGAAAAAGCCGAATTACACATCGGCGGCAGAGCGGTAAGAACAATTGATGTTGATGTTCCTTCGGGGTATTTAAAATCAACGCTTGCAATTATCGAATATGAGGACGGCAATGTAACGGAATGTTATCCGTATGAAGTAAGGTTTTGTGATAATAAATTCGCGGAATATGCTTTCCCGGAGGTGTAACCAATGACAGACGAAGAAGCAAAAGAAGCTTTCAAGGCGCAATCGCCTATTATATGTAATGTTGGCACAACGGAAATTGAATATTTGTGCATTTCAGCCCTTATATACCGAATTAAAAACGGCAAATACGCAATAAGCCTTGAACTGCTTGACAAGTCGGAACACTCTGTAACAATTTCAACGCCTTCACGGTGTAAGTTAAAGGAGGAATAAAGAAAATGGAAAAAGTAAATCAATGCGTAACTTGCGGAAAGAACATTCCCGAAGGCGACCAGTTATGCAACGTATGTAACAGTATAATCACAGAACCGAAAAAGGATATTTCGATAGATGATTTTACAGAAGTCCGCGCGGCAGCGGCTAAAATAAAAAATTACTGCTTATTAAGAATTCACACACATAAAGACGGGTGCGGAAAATGCCCGATAAAAGATATTTGCTATAATGAGCCGTATTTGTGGGAGGTATAGACGATATGAAAAATAGACATTGCCCGCATTTTAGATTTTGTAGCGGCGAATGTTCAGAATGTGAATTTTCAAAAGCTTTTAACGCTTTACACCGAAAAATACAGAGATTGCAAAACAAAATAAACAAACTTGAAGAACAGGCGAAACAAAAGTGAGGTATAAACGATATGAACAATAATTTTTCTTCATATAATAAAGGCTTTATAGACGGAGCGGCACAGAGAGCGGCAGAACGCCCCGTACAGCATACCAAAGAAACGGCAATAACTTTCATTATTGAAAGGGACGCAAAGCCGCGCGAACAGCAATTACGCCGCGAAATGAAATTAAGAGCGTTTGCGGGGTGGGCTTTCCTTGCGGGCTTATGTTGGGGACTAACGCCGTATTTCTTTGATATGGCACGCGCTTTCAGACACAGCGACAACATAGGAAGCGAAATTGTAATACCCCTTATTCCCTTCTTTTGCCTCCTATTACATAAGGTAGAAAACAGAAGAAAAAAATAAACCGCTTCCGAAGCAGCGGAAACGGTTAAACAATAGAAGGCTTTTTGCCGTCGTCTATTTATGTACTTATTATAGCACATCGGCGGCAAAAAGTCAAATCATATATTACACAGCCGCGGGCTGTTTTTCGGGCTTGTATTTGATATTATCTTTTCGACCATAAAGGAATACAAAAGAAAAAAAGGCCCTCGAAGCCGTACCCATAAAAAATAAAAATAATTTTTTGTATGTATGGGAAAATGACGGAAGGAAAAGGGGTTAAGCGGCGCGGGTGTGGTAAGAGTGTGTAAACTCGTTAGAGTTTTCCACGCTTTCCATACCCCAAAGCGCAAGGGGAAAGGGAAGGTGTCATTTTCCTTTACTTTTTGCTTCCCTTTCCCCTTGTTTATTTTGAATTTGATTTTTGAAAGCAAGGTGAACTTATGATACGCGAAAAAAATATAATTTCGGGTGGTATGTATGAAGCGGAGTTTTACCCGATATTCCCGAACGGGCGAAGAATTCCGACAAGCGGAAGAAAAACAAAGTCGCGCCCATCGTCAAAGGAGCAAGCAAACCTTAACGACAAAAACGCGCGTAAAAAAATTGTTCGCTTGGTAAATGCTAATTTCGGCAAAGGTGATATTGTGGTACACGGGACATATCGCGACGACGAAATGCCTTCAAGTGAAGCAGAGTGCAGAAGGCACATTCAAAACTACATACGCCGCATAAAGCGTTATCGAAAAAAAGAAGGTTTGCCCGAAATGAAATACATATATGTCATTGAAGCGAAGGTGAGTAAAAAGACCGGGCTAATTCGGTATCATTTTCACTTGATAACTAACGCTATGGATAGAGATACGGCGGAAGCGATGTGGCCTTATGGTGATTGGACAAACGCCGACCGTCTGCAACCGAACGAAAAAGGGTGCGAAGCTTTGGCAAAATATCTTGTTAAGAACCCCGAAGGCGGTAAACGTTGGGCGCAAAGTAAAAATCTTAAAAAGCCTAAAACACCGAAGCCGAAGGACGGCAGAATTTCAAGACGCTTTTTATCAAAGCTTGCAACCGAAAGAATAGACGACGCGAAATATTGGGAAAACAGATACAAAGGTTATAGGTTCATAGAAGCGCACGCCGCTTTTAATGAGTATAACGGACATTGGTATTTGTCCGTGATTATGTTTAAGAAAGATACGGAGGTAATAAGAAGATGAGCGATTTTTACAGAGTGCAAGAAAGATACTGCAACAATTGCCGCCACAAACAATATTGTTATCGTCCTTGCCCTTTGGTATTATCTGCTTTATGGAATTTGCCTTGTACAAAAGAAATTGAGAATATATGCAAAAATACAAATACGGAGGTAAACAAAAAATGAAAGTGCATTATTTAAAAACAATTCCGAAATATTTTTGGGAAGCGGCACGCGGCAATAAACCCTTTGAGGTACGCAAGAACGACCGATATTTCAAAGTCGGCGACATTGTGCAGCTTGAAGAATGGTTGCCAGAAGAAAAGAAATACACAGGGCGGAGCGTATGCGGTGTAATTACATACATTCTTTCAGATAGGCAATATTGCAAGAAAGGTTTTGTAATTTTGGGTATTCCGCATTATGCAAAAGTGAAAGGCGGTGCAATATGAGTTATACACCATACATTCACGAAAGCGTCGAACAAACTAACCTTTTTCGGTGGGCGGCATACGAACAAGGAAAATACCCCGAATTGAAATTGATGTATCATATCCCGAACGGTGGGAGCAGAAACAGGCTTGAAGCAGCAAACTTGAAAAAACAAGGCGTAAAATCGGGCGTACCCGATATTTGTTTACCCGTTGCACGCGGAGCATATCACGGCTTATACATCGAAATGAAAGCGGGACGCAACAAGGCTTCCGAAAATCAAAAGCAATGGTTAAGCGATTTAAACGAACAAGGGTATTGCGCCGTACTTTGCTACGGTTGGAACGCCGCTTCGGAGGTTATAACGAATTATCTTGAAGGGAGGTTTTAAAAATGCGATATATTCCGTACATAATAACGGCTTTTTCTATTGCCGGAACGATTGCAAACAGTTTTCAAAAAAAGTGGTGCTTTTGGCTTTGGATATGCACTAATATTTTTTGGTGCGGTTACAATATTTTGAATAATCAGTACGCGCAATCTTTGCTTTATGCGTTTAATTTTGTGATGTGTATTGTCGGGCTTTGCCAATGGCGGCAAAATGATATAAAAAACACACTTGAAAAACATCGTAACCGCATACAGTGTTATGCGCCGCCGGGTTATATTCAAAAATGTTATGGCAAAAAATATATTACAGATTGCATAAAATGCAAGTATCATAAAATCAACGACGAACAAGAAGTAAATATAAAACAAACATACGACCGCATACGCCGTTGTGATGATTGCCGCTATAGAATATTTTCAGCTATACCCGAATTGCCATTATCTGAACCACAGGCAGAAAAACAGACGGAGCGGCAAGAAGCCGCGAACGAACCCGAAGACCCGTATACAAGAATGTCAAATGCTGTTTCGGAATTCACTTCGGCACTTGTGGAAATGGTGCAACCGACCTTAAAAGCCTTTGAAAGCGCAATAACAGAATTTGCAAAAAAATATTGCGGCGGTGATTATGAATTCTTGAATTGGCAGAGTGAACACGGCGACCCGAAAATTTTACACCGGGCATATAATGCACCGAAATACAGAACACGCAAAAAGAACCTTTCGCGCCTTAAACGTGAATACAGAAAATATATCAAGAAAGGGAGCGGCGGACAATGAAAAAAGATTTTACACGCGACTACGCAACGGAAGCTTTCAGAATGTACGCCGCTATGAATAAACCTACCTACGACGAAGCCGTTAAAATGATTTATGACAGGGCTTTAAAAGAATGTGAATTCAAAGACCCCGAATTAGCAAACCTTGCGGCAGAAGGTGCAGTAACAAAGGCAACGCCGACTTTGCTTGACATAATGGCGGTTGAAAAAACTATATCCATATTGCACAGCGGAAATAAAGCACATATCGCGAAAGCGGTTTCCGATGTGTACTTCACGCAACCGACGCTTCCGCTTCGCCGCGGTGATATAAGCGCACGCGTGCGGCGACATTCTCTTGAAGCCTTTGCAAGCGAACGCAATATTTATTTATGGCTTAAAGAAGCACGGCTTTTATTTGCAGCATTGCGCGGCTTGCGTATATCAGAAGCAGACGAAGCCAAATACAAAGTTTACAGTAGTAAGGTATAACAATGTGATATAATATACACGATGAAAGTATTAAGTCTTACGCCTTCGGGCGTAGGGCTTTTTATTTTGTGGGGTAACACGTTACATAATGCAAGGGGCGGGAGCGGTAACGAATATTAAAGGGACTATGCTATGAAAGACTATGCGAAGAAATTTTATTTGTCGCAAGCTTGGCGTAAGACACGCGACGCATACGCCAAAAGTCAAAACGGCTTATGCGAACGCTGCAAACAAGCGGGCGACATCGTACACCATAAGCAATATATAACACCTAAAAACATAAGCAATCCGCTTATTACTCTTGATTGGGCTAACCTTGAATTACTTTGTCAAGATTGCCACAACAAGGAACATACAAAAAAACAAAATTCGCGTTATGCGATAGATGAATTCGGAAATATACTCCCCCCGGGGTGCGTAAAAAATAAACGCCCACGGGAACCGGTGAAGGGGAGTTAAAAAAAACTCCGCGGGCGCGCACGCGTGAGGGGGGGTAAAAAAGAGGTGAATTTTTCAAATGGCAAATAAAAAAACCGATATTTTGGTTAATGATACTGTGATAAAAAAAGAAAAACGAAAACTTATGAAAATTTTTGACACGGCCGTAAAAGAGGTTGCGGACGACGGCAAAAAGCGTTTTACCGATAAAGGAATTATGCTTGAAGGGCTTATCGACGAAGCCGCTTTTGTGCGTGCTGTTCTGCTTGAAGCAAAAAGGCTTATAAAAGCCGACGGCATAGAAACAACAACGATTAACGGTTCACAAAAATATAAAAATGCAACACCCGCCACAAAGATTTATGCGGAGTATTTGCGAACATATACGCCGCTTGTAAATTCACTGCTTGAACATATCCCCGAAAAGAAAGAAAAGAAGCAAGCAAGGCTTGCGGCGTTGGCTCTTGGCGAATAAAAATTATATTTACGAATATCGCGGCGCAATCAAAGCGGGGCGCGTTACCGTTGGGCGTTACATAGAATTGATTTTTGATATTTTAATACGCGGAATTGAAGAAAAAAAGTGGTTTTATAACGATAAAAAAGCACAAAAAGCAATCAAATTCATTGAGAATTTTTGCCACCACTCGGAAGGGCGAAGCGATTTATTAAAGCTTGAATTATGGCAAAAAGCTATTGTTTCGGCGATATTCGGAATTGTAGATGTTGACGGCTTCCGACAATTTCGCGAAGTGTTTATAATCGTTGCCCGCAAGAACGGAAAAACGCTTTTTGCGGCGGCGATAATTGCATATATGGCATATCTTGACGGCGAATACGGCGCGAAAATATATTGCCTTGCGCCGAAGCTTGAACAAGCCGACCTTGTGTATGACGCGTTTTATCAGATTGTGCAAGCGGACGAAGAATTATCCGACCCCGACTTCACAAAAAAACGCCGAAGTGATATATACATACAGCAGCTTAACACTTCGATAAAGCGGCTTGCCTTTAATTCCAAAAAGTCGGACGGCTTCAACCCGCATTTAACAGTATGCGACGAAATGGAAGCTTGGCCGGGTGAACAGGGATTGAAGCAATATGAAGTTATGAAGTCCGCGCTTGGTGCAAGAAAGCAACCGCTTATATTATCGATAGCAACGGCGGGCTATGTAAACGACGGAATATACGACGAACTTATGAAGCGTTCAACGGCATTTTTAAAGGGCGGCGACGAAATGCGCTTACTTCCCTTTTTGTATATTATTGACGATGTGCAGAAGTGGGACGACATAGAAGAATTAAAAAAATCAAACCCGAATTTAGGTGTTTCCGTTTCGGAAGACTTTTACACCGAAGAAATAAAGGTTGCGCGGAATTCTCTTTCAAAAAAAGCGGAATTCTTAACAAAGTATTGCAATATAAAGCAGAATTCTTCTGTTGCGTGGCTTGATTATCAAGACGTTAGCGACATTTCGGGCGAAAAATATTCGCTTGAAGACTTCAAGGGGTGTTATTGTGTCGGAGGTATTGACCTTTCGCAGACAACAGACCTTACGGCGGCTTCAATCGTTATTGAGAAATCAAAGAAGCTGTATGTATTTACACAATTCTTTATGCCGCGGGAGCGGTTCGACAAGGCTTGCGAAGAAGATAATACACCGTATAACATTTACAACAAGCAAGGTATTTTGACATTATCGGGCGACCATTACGTCGATTATAAAGATGTGTTTAATTGGTTTGTTATGCTTATAAAAAAATACAAAATACGGCCGTTGAAGGTTGGTTACGACAGATTTTCGGCGCAGTATTTAATACAAGATATGGCGCAAGCGGGTTTTCACGTTGACGATGTTTTTCAAGGCACGAACCTTTCGCCGCTCTTGAAAGAATTTGAAGGCATTATCAAGGACAAAAAAATCAACATCGGCAAAAATAACTTGTTAAAATCGCACTTGCTGAATGTTGCCGTTCAGATAAACAGCGGCGACGGCAGAATGAAGCCCGTCAAAATTGAACCGCGTATGCGTATAGACGGTTTTGTTTCGGTTATAGACGCTATGACGGTACGAAGCAAGTATTATTCCGAAATCGGAAAACAGCTTGAAAATAACGCGGCGTAAAGGAGGTGAACAGGAAAAATGAAATTACTTTCAAATATGGCGGCTTTTCTTTCGGGCTTAAAACGGCGGCTTTTCCTTTCGGGGCGAAGTGAAAGTGTATATTTCGGCGGACTTCGTGAAAACGAGATTGTCGGAGCGATTGCAAACGCCGTAGCTTCAAATGTTGCGAAGCTTACGCCGCAAGTTATACGCAAAACGGCAGCCGGAACAACAATAAAAAACGATAAGCTTTCGCGGCTTCTTGAAATACGCCCCAATGCTGAAAACTCGACGTATGATTTTTTGTATAAAATGGCTTCGGACTTGATATATACTTCAAACGCTTTCGCCGTTGTATTTTTCAACGACGATTGTTCCGAAATCACATCTATACAGCCTATCACGGTAACAAGCCACAGAATTTTTGAAGTTGACGGCGTTTTATATTTTAAATTTATATGGGAATACGATAAAAAAAGTTATACCGTCCCGTATCAATTTGTTATTCACATTAAAGGCCGGTACAACCGAAAAAGATTTTTGGGAACACCGCCGGACGCTGAATTGCAAAATTCAACGGAACTTTTGAATGTTACATACAGCGGAATAAAAAATGTTATTCGGAATTCTGCTTCCTTGCGCGGTTATTTGAAGTATAACAACTTCATAGACGAAAAAGAATTACGGCAAAAGGTAAGTGAATTTCAATCGGCGTATATGTCGTCGGACAATGAAGGCGGTATTGCGGGACTTGATAATACGATAGATTTTCACGAAATCACGCAGAAGCCCCCTGCTATTCCGATTACGCAAGTAAACTTCTTTCGTGAAAATATTTACCGTTATTATGGTGTAAATGAAAAAATATTAAATTCAACATACACCGAAGCGGAATGGAATTCGTTTTATGAAGGTGTCATCGAACCGATAGCAATTCAACTTTCGCTTGAATTCACATACAAACTATTTACCGAAGGCGAAAGAAGCTTCGGAAACAAGATTGTATTTACAACAAATCGACTTCAATACGCAACCTTGCAGACACGAAACGCAGTCGCAAAAGACCTTTTCGACCGCGGCATAATTTCGATAAACGAATACCGCGAATTTATGTATTTACCGCAAACGGAGGACGGCGACGTGCGAATGATTAGTTTAAATTATGTCAAGGTTGACGAACAAACGGAATACCAAATCGGGAAAGCAAACGGCGACAAGCCGCCCGACGGTAAAGACCCCGACGCAGCGGCCGCCATATCACTTATAAAATCTAAATTGAAAGAAGGTGAAGACACTTGAAAGACAATTTAAAATCATTCTTAACCGTCAAAAATTCGACGCTTCAAACGGCGGACTTGTATTTTTACGGTGAAATCGTTTCCGATTGGTGGGGCGCGTGGGACGATTTAGACCAATATCCCGAAGCGATACGCGATTTTCTGACAGAACACGAAGGGAAAGACTTAAATATTTATGTCAACAGCGGCGGCGGTTCGGTATTTGCCGGACTTGCTATTTACAATATGCTTCTTCGGCATAAAGGAAAAAAGACCGTATATGTTGACGGCATAGCGGCTTCCATAGCTTCGGTAATTGCGCTTGCGGGTGATGAAATTATTATCCCGTCAAATGCTTTTATGATGATACATAAGCCGACATTATCTTGTAGTGGCAACGCTGACGACCTTCGTAAAACAGCGGAAGACCTCGACGCGGTGGAAACGGGTATAATCAATATTTACAAAGCCCACCTTGCCGAAGGTGCGAACATTGAAACGGTAAAAGAATTAGTCGCCGCCGAAACGTGGTTAAACGGCGAAGAAGCAGCAAAATATTTTAATATTACCGTTTCGGAAGCCAAAACATACGCCGCGCAGCTTGCGGGCGATGTTATGAACCAATATCGGAACACCCCGAAAGAGATTATCAAGCCCGCGCAAGCGGTTAATGATAATACAGCCGATAAAACGGCACAAAAAATTAAAAGCCTTGTAATTCAAGGAATATCGAAAGGAGTTTAAAAACTATGACAGTAAAAGAAATGAAAGCCCGCTTGCGTGCAATTAACACAGAAGCGGCAAACACAACCGACACAGAGGTATTAAACAAGCTTCTTGCAGAAGCCGAAGACCTCAACGCAAAAATCGACGAAGCAAAGAACCGCGCAAGATTAAGACAGCTTGCCGGCGGAGCGGCAGAAAGCCCCGAAGGTACAGAAGGCGCAAACGGCGGCGAAGGTGGTTCAGACCCCGAAAACGCAGCAACGAAGCGCGGCAAAACACTTCTTGCGGGCAATAAGGTTTCGCGCGTATTCGCTGTAAAAAATACGCTTTCTTCTTCCTCCGCCGTACTTACACAGCATACGGCAACGGACGTTAAAGAAACATTTAACGAGGTTTCCTCGCTTGTTGACCGTGTAAAGGTTATTCCGCTTCCGGGCGGTGAAAGCTACAAGCGCGGCTTTGTTAAAAGTTACGGCGAAGGCGGCTACACGGCAGAAGGTGCAGACTACACGACCGCAGAACCGACATTCGGTTATGCTTCTATGTCAAAAGCCAAAATCACGGCTTATTGTGAAGAACCCGAAGAAATTAAAAAGCTTGCGCCCGCGGCATACGACAGCATTATTGAAGGTTCAACAGAAATTGCAATCCGTAAAAAGCTTTCAAAGCAAATTCTTGTCGGTGCGGGCGGTGATAATTCCGTAACGGGTATTTTCTTCAATCCGTCAAGCACTTCCGACGACATTATCGACAGAAGTACAGATATTGAACTTTCGGCAATTGACGAAAATACACTTGATACAATTATTTACGGCTTCGGCGGTGAAGAAGATGTTGAAGATGTGGCGGTGCTTATTCTGAACAAAGCCGACTTGAAAGCTTTTGCAACTTGCAGACTTTCCGACGGCAAGAAAGCATACACCGTTGTAAATCACGGAAACACGGGAACAATTGACGGCGTGCCTTATATTATCAATTCCGCTTGTAAGGCTGTATCAAACAGCACTACCACGGCGGGGGCGTACTGTATGGCATACGGCCCGTTGTCAAATTACGAAATGCCCGTATTTTCTGACATTGATATTCAGCACTCGAACGAATACAAATTCAAACAGGGACAAATCGCACATCGCGGCGATGTATTTGTAGGTGGTAACGTAGCAGCACATAACGGCTTCTTGCGTGTAAAAAAAAAACAGTAGCAAGTAATATTTTAACGGTTACATCGGCGGCGGGTTCTGCTTCGGGTAAAACTGCAATTACGGTTTCGGAAACGCTCGGAGCAGGAAACAGCTTTAAATATAAAGTTGCGGCAAACCCGACAATTCCCGCCGTCGGCGATACTTGTTCAGCGGGTTACACTAATTGGAACGGCAGCGACGAAATAACAGCCGAAACAGGCAAAACAATTGTTATTGTTGAGGTTGACGGCGATAATAAAGCCGTTCGCGTCGGAACTGCCGTCGTTACCGCACAGTAAGGGGGCTTTTATATGATTGACGAAGGCTTACTTGCCGCGGCAAAATTGCGCGTGCGGAAAACCCGAAGTAATGTTCTTGATGATGATATACGGCAGCTTGCAGAAGTTGCCGTAACGGACTTGAAACGCATTGGCGTAAATGAAAAATATTTAAGCAAATGCGAAGACCCTTTATTGCGCGAAGCCGTATTGACCTTTGTAAATGCAAACTACGGAAGCAACCCCGACAGCGAAAAGCTGACGCTTTCGTATAATATGCTTTTAACCAAAATCAAAGGCGGAAAATATTTCGATGTTTGACGACGTTGTAATACTTGTTTGCGAACTCGACGAAGAACACACCGAAGAAAAAGAAGTATTTGCGACCGTGGAAAGCGTCGGGCAAAGTGAATTTTTTGCGGCGGCTCAAACGGGGTTAAAGGCTGAATTTAAAATAATTGTGTGGATAGATGATTACGACGGCGAAGCTTGGGTTAAAATTCAAAATCGCAATTATGATATATACCGTACTTATATGCGTAAGGACGGAAAAATCGAATTGTATTGCGGTAAAAAAATAGGTGTTGTTTAATGGGAAATAATATTCAGATTGGCGGGCTTTCCGAAGCGATACAAAAGGAACTTACATTGTATTCAAAAGAAATAACGGACGGTATCAAAAAAGCCGTTGACGATGTTTCGGAAGAATTATTACAGAATACAAGAGCGGACGCGCCGGAAGCAAGCGGAAAGTATAAAAAGGCTATGCGAACAAAAACAATGTACGAAAGTGGCGAAGAAAAGCGCGTGCGTTGGTATGTAGCAAGCCCCCGCCATACTCTTTCCCACCTCTTGGAAAACCCACACCGAACCCGAAACGGCGGCACTACCCGCGCAATTCCGCACATTAAAAAGAATGAGGAAAAAGCAGTAAAGGACTTTCAAGAAAAGGTTGAAGGAGTGATAAAAAACGGTGGAAGTTAATTCTATACTTGAAAAAATCGGCTTGCCGTTTGCATATCGCCGCTTCAAGCCGTACAAAAACAAGCCGCTTCCCGACCCGCCCTATATTGTATGGTATATAGACGATGAACAGCAATTCGGAAGCGACGACAAAAATTTTTTAAACAGGCAAAAAATCACCTTTGAATTTTATTCAAGGGTTAAGGACAGAAAGACGGAACAGGAAATCGAAAGGGCTTTAAACTTTGTGGAATTCGATAAATGGGAGGAATACAAAGAAGCCGAAAAGCTTTATTTTGTTTCGTATGAATTTGAAATTATATCAAAATTGGAGGAATAAAAAATGTCAAAAGGAAAAGAAAAAATCGTGCTTGGCAGCGGACACACCTACATAATGACATATACGGGCGACTTACCCGACATTTCGGACATTGAAAAAGAGGAAAACAGGCTCGGCCGTACTTCTGGCGGTGCTTCTTTGGAATATACGCCGGAAAGTTACACAGCGACGGACGACTTCGGCGTTGTAACCAAAACTATTATTACCAAAGAAGAAGCCTTGCTTAAACTCGGCATTTGTACTTTTAACGGTGATACCCTTGAAAAGCTTGCTTCTACCGCAAGAGTTACAACCGAAGGAAATAAAAGAATTGTTAAAATCGGCGGTATTGGTAACGACAACGGAAAATCGTATGTTATCTTGTTTGCACACAAGGACAAAAAGGACGGAAATATTTATATTTTGCTTGTCGGTAAAAACACGGCAGCCCTTACACTTGCTTTTGCGAAGGATAGCGAAACAGTTATAAACCCCGAATTCAAAGCAGAACCACAGGACGACGAAGGAACGCTTATTAAGTACATTGAAGAAATTGTCGGAGGTACGCTTGCGGTTACATCGGCGGCGGGTTCGACTTCGGGTAAAACGGCAATTACGGTTTCGGAAACGCTCGGAGCGGGAAACAGCTTTAAATATAAAGTCGGCGACGGTTTAGTGCTTCCGTCCGTCGGTGATAGCTGCACAACGGGTTATACAGCTTGGAACGGCAGCGACGAAATCACCGCCGCGACAGGAAAAACAATTGTTATTGTTGAGGTTGACAGCGATAATAAAGCCGTTCGCGTCGGTTCTGCTGTCGTTACCGCGAAATAAGGAGGGTTTGTAATGCTTGATTTATCAAAAAAGCAAAAGAAATTCTTTGTTGTTAAACTGACGAATGGTACAACCTTGAATATACCTTCGCCGAAAAAGCGTATTTTTGAAAAAATGACCGCGATGAATGAAATTTCAATTGATAATTTATCGGCTGAAAGTATAAACAGCGTTTACGAACTTATCGCGGAAATTCTTTCGTCGAACACGCAGAAAAAGAAATATACAGCCGATGAAGTCGGCGAAATGCTCGACTTTGAAGACATAAATATGCTTCTTGACGGCTATATGGCATTTGCGGGTTACATTGTAGACGACCCAAACTAAAAATACCGTATATGCCGGGCAACAACGGCGATACGGTAAGATACTCTATTCGGACGATAGCGGAAAGGTTTGTTTATAAATATTCGGGTCTTTCCTTCGCCGAAATTGAAGAACTACCGATTGACACATATTTTCTATTGCTTCGCGACGCTTTTATATTTGAAAAGAGTAAAACCGAAGAAGGACGCGAATATTTAGAAAATTGTTGGATATTGGAACAGACCGAACCCGACAGAAAGACACTTCGGGAAAAATTCGGGAAAGGAGGTTAAAGCCAAATGGCAACAGGAATAAAAGGTATTACAATAGACATCGGCGGAAATACGGCCCCGTTAAATAAGGCGTTGGCAGATGTAAACAAAACAAGCCGAAATCTGCAAAACGAATTAAAACAAGTTGATAAGCTTTTAAAACTCGACCCGAAAAACACGGAATTATTAGTCCAAAAACAAAAGCTTCTTTCGGAAGCAATCGGAAATACCAAAGAAAAACTTGAAACACTTAAAGACGCTGAAAAACAAGCGCAACAGCAGTTTCAAAACGGCGAAATTTCCGAAGAACAATACCGCGCGTTGCAACGCGAAATCATTAAAACGGAAGAAGAATTAAAAGCACTTGAAAAGGCAGCGGAGCAATCAAACGGAACGCTTGATAAAGTGGCGGAGGTTGCGGGAAAAGTCGGCGAAAAATCCGAAGAAATCGGAAAGAAAATGCTTCCCGTTTCGGTGGGTATTGCGGCAATCGGCGCGGCTGGCGTTGCTTCCTTCAACGAACTTGACGCGGGCTACGATACTATTGTTACAAAAACAGGCGCAACGGGTGAAGCTTTGGAAGGACTGCAAAGCAGTATGAACGCTGTTTTTGGCGAACTTCCTACTACCGCAGAAAATGCGGGAATTGCAATCGGTGAAGTAAATACACGCTTTGGCGCAACGGGTGATACACTCGAAACGCTTTCAAAACAGTTTATCGAATTTGCCGAAATCAACGAAACAGACCTTAATAATTCTATTGGAATGACAAATAAAATTATGAAGGCTTGGAATATAGACGCGGCAAAAACTCCGAACGTACTCGGACTTATAACCGTTAAGGCACAGGAAACGGGAATTTCCGTTGATACACTGATGAATAGCGTTCTTGAAAACAATTCCGTATTTAAGGAAATGGGCTTAACCTTTGAACAGTCAATCGGGCTTATGGCGGAATTTGAGAAAAACGGCGTTAATTCAACAACAGCACTTGCCGGATTGAAAAAAGCCGTAGTTAATTATGCAAAGGAAGGGCTTTCAATGGAAGAAGGCTTAAAAAAGACCATTGAAAGCATTAAAAACGCAAGCAGCGAAACGGAAGCTTTGACAAAAGCGCAAGAGATATTCGGAACAAAGGGCGCGGCAGAAATGACGAACGCTATTCGCGAAGGGCGTTTAAGCGTTGAAGACCTTTGCGCGTCAATGGAAGAATACGGAACAACCGTTGAAGATACTTTCAACGCCACATTAGACCCACCCGACAAAGCCGCGGTTGCTTTGAATAATTTAAAAATAGCGGGTGCGGACTTGGGAAATACTATTCTTTCAGCACTCGCCCCGGCTCTTGAAGGTTTGGTTTCAAAAGTCCGTAATTTTGCACAATGGTTTACAAGTCTTGACGATAAAGCAAAACTTACAATTGTTACAATAGGCGGAATTGTAGCGGCAATCGGGCCGGCTCTTATTGCTTTCGGCAAAATGGCAACGGGTATTTCCTCGGCGGTGAAAGCAATTCAGACAATAAAAACAGCGTATGCGGCGGCGAAAGCGGCTATTTCATCATTTAACATCGTGCAGACCGCGCAAGCGGCAATATCAAAAGTTGTTGCGGCGGCGCAATGGTTAGTTAATGCGGCGATGAGTGCTAACCCAATAGGCTTGATTGTTATAGCAATAGCGGGACTTGTGGCGGCTTTCGTTCTCTTATGGAATAAATGTGAAGGCTTCCGAAATTTCTTTTTAGGTATGTGGGAAGGCATAAAAACAGCCTTTCAAACCTTTCTTGATTGGATAAGCCCCGCAATAGAAGCTATAAAGGGATATTTTGAAGGACTTTGGACGAAGCTTCAAGAAATATGGGCGTACATAATACAAAGCGTACAGCCGATAAAAGACGCTATTTCGGGCGCATTTTCCGAAGCGTGGGAACTGATAAAAGTTGTATGGGATTTAGTACAACCGTATTTTGCGGCGATATGGGAAAATATAAAAGTCGTGTTTTCCGTCGTAAAAGAAGTATTAAGCGGCTTTTTTGAAGCGGCTTGGATAGCAATTCAAGCAGTATGGGACGTTGTTTCTTCCTATTTTGCGGCAGTTTGGGACACAATAAAGGCGATATTTTCCGTTGTTGCTACATATTTAGGCGGTATGTTCTCTACGGCGTGGACAGCAATAAAAGCAGTTTGGGACACGGTAACGGGTTACTTTACGGCAGTATGGAACACCATAAAAGGCATATTTGCAGTTGTTAAAGCTGTATTAAGCGGTAATTGGTCGGACGCTTGGGAAGCAATAAAAGGAATAGTCAACACTTGGGCGAATTTCTTTTCGGGTGTATGGAACAGTATAAAAGCTGTTTTTTCCTCCGTTTCCTCTTGGTTCGGTGATACATTTTCCGCAGCGTGGACAGCTGTAAAAAATGTATTTTCAACTTGGGGTTCGTTCTTTGCGGGCTTATGGGACACTATAAAAAATACTTTTTCATCACTCGGAACAAGTATTGCAAATGCAATCGGCGGAGCGGTAAAAGCGGGGATAAACGGCGTTATTTCGATGATACAAAACACCATAAACGGAGCAATCGGAATTATCAACGGAGCAATTAACCTTATAAATAAAATACCGGGCGTAAGCGTCGGGAAAGTAAGCAAGCTTTCACTTCCACGGCTTGCGAAAGGTACGGTATTAACAAAGGCAACGCCCGTTATTGCGGGTGAAGACGGAGCGGAAGCCATAATGCCGCTTGAAAAACACACGGCTTGGATTGATGTTCTTGCGAACAAATTAACGAAAGCAATGTATAACGGGCAAATGCCGCAGCCAAAAGCCGCGCCCGCGGTAAGTACAAATCTTGGCGGACTTAATTTCACAATTGAAAAATTTGAAAATCACACCGACAAAGACTTACGCGAACTTATGGGCGAAGCTATGGAGGTTGCGGAAGAATATATTAAACGGCGCGGGGGTGCTTTTGCGTGAGAAGTGAAAAAATAAATCAGTTAGATCGGAAGAGCACACGTCTGA